GGTACAAAGGTTTCTGGCGCTAAGTTTTTAGGCACTGCCACGCTACCCGCTGAAACTCTATTTAATGCGGTTGGTACTGCAATGCTTTGTACATCTACAGGCGTAACAGTCCCCGCCGGTGGGACGCCATTTAATACTATGTCATCGACTAGGTTTGTCATTTTAAGCCCTTAATTTGTTTTGCTGCATTATTATAGCACTAACCTGCGCCAATCATAACAGGTACACCGTCGCCAATCTGTTCGTTAATCTGACCTATCAAGCCGCGAACCTGTTCAGCGCTAAAGTTTTGGCCTTGTAAGTTTATGCTAACATTACGCGATGGTGCCGGCGCTGCTTCTTGTGTTCTTACGGCAGGCTGTCCACCGCTGAAGGATGTTGCATTGCCCCCTCCGCCACCAAATTGTGCTTGGTTTATGTTTCTAACTTGCACCGCTGTTTGAATTGCCGCAGCTGCACCAAAAGCAGCTCCTACTATTGGTCCACCAACTTTGTTACCTGCTTTAATGGCGCCTTGTACTGCTGCAAAACCGTCAACAATAGCGCCAGCTTTAGCTGCAATCTTTCCAATCTTAAATAACTTACGACTACCAGTGTTCATTATGCTAGCAAGTTGACCAAATGCATCACCTACGGCTCGTATTTTCCCTTGTTGCTCTGCAAATGCTATTTCTTCTCTTTCTTTTGCCGCTTCCCTTTCAATTCGTGTAATTTCATCTTCACTTAACTCTTTTTCAAGCTTACGTTGCTCTTCTGCGTCTAATATTATTCTGTTTTTTGCGCTTTCAAAACCACCAATTCTTTCTAATTCTTCTTCGTTTAATACTTCTAATAATGCGAGCCGTTCATCTTCCTGCTCTTGTATTAATATAAGTTTACTTTTACCTAACTGCCTAAGCTGTTCAAGTGAAGCATCATTTACGCCTGTTCTATCAGGGCCGGCTTGCTCGTCAAGGTCTGCGTTTGGTGTAACTACAATAGGATTGTCTAGTGTTTCACGTATACCTTTAGCCCACGCCGCTACTTTATCGCCTAATGGCTCAGCGTTGCCCGCTTCAATTATTTCTTGGCTTAACCTAAATAGTGCCAAGCTAGATTCATCAAATGACTTTGTTAGCTTATCAACACCAATTGAAACATTTTCATTAATTGGCGCGATATCAATCTTTGGTAATTTATTCAATCCTGATATAGCAAGGTTGACACCTTTTAAAATGCCTTCAATTACGCCCTCAACTGCTGTTGCTGCTCGAAGCATCGCACCAGTAACAAAAACCTCAAAGCCTTTAATAACAATCTGAATACCTTTAAACGCAATACCAATACTGCCAACAGCATCCGCAACAAATGCAATTGCCTTACCAATACTTTCCATAACACCAACCACAACATGACCCATGCCGCCCGACTCTTTAGCAACATCTGCAAAGCGTGCCGCTATATCCTCAATGAATGGCGCAAGTTCAACGGTGGCTTGTTGCAAAGCGCCTTGAATTACTTTTTGTATTCTGTTTAGTGCATCGTTTGCCGCTTCAACTTTAGCCGCATCAACCTCGTCAAGTGTTAAACCTAAATCAAGCGCCTCTTGTTTAAATGCGTTTAATCCTGCTTCACCATTAGCAAGCATGTTTACAAGCTGCGTGCCTGAGCGACCTAGTATTTGATAAGCAAAGTTTACGCGCTGTGAGTTGCTTTCTACACCTTGTAATGCCGTTGCAACCGTCCCTAGCGCATCAGCAGGGCTAATCTTTGCAAGTTCAACCGCTGACAAACCTAGCGCGTCAAATGCTTTCTTAGCCTCGCCTGTGCCGCCTTGTACTTCGCCGATGTTTCTAGTTAATCGCTCTAATGCCTTATCAAGTACGCCCGCGCTTGCACCTGATTGTTCAGCAGCAAAGCGTAAGCCTTGTAAGTCTTGGATGGTGACGTTTAATAATGCAGATGTTTTAGCGAGTGCGTCAATCTGCTGTAACTGGCTTCTAACTACAGCAACACCTATAGCAGCGCCAGCAGTTACGGCAACAGCGGCAAACTTAGCAAAGCCCGCAGCCAATGCGCCTACTTTTTTAGCTGTATTAGCAATAGAATTGTCGGCACTTTTTAAGCCGCGTCTAAGTTTTGTATCGTCTGCTGTAACCTCAACTTCTAACTGACCAAGCTTCATGCTAATTCATACCCCTGATCTAAAAGTGATTGCCTAAATTCCATCATGTCGTCTAGCTCTGACTGTCTAAGATTGCCGTATGTTTTTTCAGGCGTATTTGCGTCTATAATATGCCAACATTCAGCGGGTGACATTTGCCAATATTCAGATGGGGCAATGTTACACTTTACAACTATTGTTTTGTATAGCATCGCCCAATCATAATCTTCTACCGCTTTCGCGCCGTCACTGGCTTTTTTTTTGCAACGTTTGTAACTTCTGACTGAGGGAATATTGCGCTTATGATTGCGCTACATGCCTCTATTACGCCCTTAACGTTGTCATCCTCACCTGTAAACATAGCGGTGTAAACGTCTTCTTGTGAAGTCTTTACGCCTGACTGTATCAAGATGATAGCAAATAATTTAGCCGCATGACTAAGCCGCACATCGCCCTTATTTAAGCGGTTGATAAATGCAACAAGGTTCATTTCATCTTCAACCGCGTCAATAATAGCCATTGACATTTTTATGCTATGGTCTACGCCTTTAAACTTAATCTTTAGCGTTTTGTTAATTGCTGACATTAAGCAACACCAGCCGTAAACACAACCGGACCGCTTGAGCTAAACGAAGCGTCAAAAGTAACCAGTGTATTTTCTTCGCCAGTTGGATTCATTGAGTCGTAAAAGAAATCACCGGCAACGGTAGAGCCGTCCGGGTAAGTTAGCAACACTGCAAAGATTTGCGATTCACTAGCAAAGTAAGCGCGTACAAGCTCAAGGTTTTTCACCAATCCGCTTACACTAAACTCTACGTTTTTACGCCCTGCAACGGCAAAGGCTTCCGCCCACCCTGCTGTGCTGTCGTCCGTAGTGTCTAAACGCTCGTTGTTTAAAGTTAAACCCTTAACACGAACACCAAGAAGCGTCTGTGTTGCCATAGTCATTAATACATTACGTCCGACAATTCCAATTCCTGCACTCATATTAATTCACCTTTTCGTAAAAAATTCTAAACCGTTGCACGCCATGCCGACTTATGCCGTCAGGGTCGCGTAGTATTTCGCTTAACTCGCATGATATACCGCTTACATTACCGCCTTTTTTTCTATGCAATAAAGAATATGTTACATCCTGAATATTTGAAACGATTACATTACTTGGCGAAATTGACCATGTGTGAATCATAACCGTTGCATCAAATCCGTTTGTGGTATCTGTATCGTTCTGGTTGCTTGTTACGGCATCAATTACGACACATGGGTAAACACTTTCATCATCTGTTTGCGGTAAATCATTGAACACGCAAGGCACAACATCGCCATTACTATACGACAAACTGGCTAATAAATCGCCTAATTCGCCACTTTCTATAAGTGTATCATAAATTAACTGCTGTATAGCAATACTCATGACGCTTCAGGCTTTGCAAGTAGCGCTCTTAATTTTTCAGCAAGAAACTTTTCAAGCGCGTCTTTATGCTCTTCCATTGCAGGCTGCATAAATGGCCTTGCTTCCAAATTGTTTTTTGTGCCAAATTCCAAATCAGCGGCATATAATGCATTAGCCCCTACGGTCATTTTTCTGCGCGGTTGCAATGGCTGTACTGATATGCTTTTTACTAGTTTGCCAGTGTCTGTGTTTGGTGCGTCGCCTTCTTTAGATGCAACGTGTAATAAGGTACCTTTACCCTGCCTACTCCTTCTAACTACTTCGCCAATTGAAACCTTTTTTATACTTTTTACAGCTGTATTTTTTATTAAATTGGCTGTAAGATAAACAGCTTCTTTTTCAATGTTTTCTACATTTTCAGAAACTCTTTTTATCTGTTTTAATATTTTCCGAGCGCCGTTTACTTTCAGATTAATCATTGCGTAACGCCTCGCTCGATTAGCATTTCTGTATATTTATTGCGTTCTTCTATGTTTATTATTGAGCGTATTTGAAACTCTTTATTTTTAAACACTAATTTATCGCTTTCTATAATAGTGCTCACGTATCGCGTTGTAACGCTAGACAAACCTTGTGCATCTAATCGCCCTAGGTAAATTTTTTCGCTACCTGTCTTTGGCGTTATCTTGCACCAAGGCGTAGCATACTCTACCCATGTCACTACCGTACCGCCTGCACCGTCACTATTAATTTGTTTACGTTGCAAGCTGACTTGATTACGCAAATCACCGGCTTTAATTTCGCAGCACTTCATTAGAAAACCACCGGCATAGTGTTATAGGTGCGCGTCATTTCATTAGCGCCACTAAGCATAAAGGCATCAGCCATTGAGCATCCGCGATTGTCATAAACATAAGCCGCGAACATTGTTATAGCGAATTTTAAATCAGCCGGTATATCCTCAATTGAACCTAGTCCAGCAGTGTATTCAATTACTATTGCAGGCTCATCATTTTCAATTAGGTCAATAACATCAAGCTCAATAGTGGCTGGTTGGGTTTGTTTAATCTGGTAATCAGTAATTGCAACACCGTAAAGTTTTACCTCTTGCACGATAATCACATTGGCGTAAGGTAGTAGTATTTCGGTTTTTAATTGCTGCCTTGAGCGTGACAAGCTGTGTGAGCTAGTGCTACCTATAGTAGGGTAATTAGGGTAAGTCACTATACGCGCGCGTGATACAAGCTCAGTCTTTAATCTGTTGATAATAAATTGTGTTGATGCGTTGCAAATTTGTTGCAATAGCGGGTCTGCATCATCTGGTAAGCGTAAATAATCAGCCAGCTCAGATTTAGTGATTACAGGCGTTAGTGCGCCAGTCGCAACCGTTTTAAATGATTGGCTATTGCTAAATGCTAACGAGTACCGGCTATCAAAAACAGTCATTATTTTTTCTCTGTTTTGGGTTTACGCATTTTGTTTTGTGGCGCTTTGATGTAACCGCCGTCAAGTAATTTTTGTGTCATTTCGCAATTTGGATCAAGCGTCTTTTTAAAACCTTCACGCCCTATAAAGCAATTTTGAATAATGTCGTATACAATAAAATTAGTCATATATACCTTAAAATAGCGGGGCTATTAACCCCGCTTTATTACTATGCTGCTATTGTGAACAAGCCCTTGCAATATGCTTTAGGTCTGTTAACTGCTAGGCACATACGCTCTTCTGCAAGAACCTTAACAGCGTTCTTAATGAAGTCAGTACCGTCAGACTCAGATACACGAATGCTTACACCTTCGCGCTGATAAATCTTAGCGCCCAACGTCCAATCACCGATTAAGAAGTTACCAACAGCAATCGCGTTAGATACGATTACAGGTACACGCCAAATCTGTGGAGTCTCACCGCTTGTCGCAGCAAATGCTACTAACAGGTAATGACCGTCAGTTGCTTTAGCTGTTTCAAGCGTTTGGAAATCAACAGGGTTAAGCAATAAGCCGTTAATGTTGTAGTACTCAAACTTCTGGCACTCAGTAACAGCGGCGCGGATATGCTCAATCATTGCTGCTGGTCTTTGTGCATCAGTAGTACCGCTTGCAAGTTGACCAACATCGTTTATCGCGCTATCACCTAAGATACCTGTAAGGTTCTGACCTGTGCCGTCACCGTTAAGTATCTGGTCGTCTGACTCAAGTTGTAAGCCGTATGACAATTCGGTGTCAATCAAGCTTTGAACCTGTGGCGCATCAGAGAGAATCTGACGAGAAGCGGGTACAAAGTGAGCGATTGTGCGAATTGGCACAGTAACTTCTGTCCAAACATATGAACTTTGTGACTTAGCGGCAAATTCACCAGCGCCAACACCTGCGGTGGTACCTTGTGGCTTTGCTTCATTGGTCGCTGTGGTTTGACGCATAACAACAACGGCATTACCAGACGCGGGTACGGTAGGTATTAAATCACGAACACGTAGTTGACGCATCCCACCAACTGTGCGGTAAACTTCTGGGTCACGAAACTCAGATACTAGACCACCGGCACTTGATGCCAAGTTGCTAATGTCTTTAAGCTCAACAGACTTACCAAAGCCATAGCCGTTTTTAATTTCCTCGTTATACAAAGCATGTTCTACGAATTGAGCGCCCAAAGACTTACGGCTTTTAGGTGACAAATCAAACTTGCGCTTCTGGCCTACTTCCATTGCAATAAGCTTGGCATCAAGTGCAGCAAATTGGTCAGTAAGCTTAGTTTCAGCAAGTGTAAGTGCTGCCTTAAGTTCAGTAGATACAACACCTGCGGCTTTAATTTCTGCATCGTGCTTGTCTTGTGCTGATTTAAACTCAGCGGTCGCGTCTGCAAACAATGTTGATAGTTCTTTAATTTCCATAATATGTTACCTTTTTAAAAATTTGTTTAACTGCATTTTAAGGGTTTCTAGGGTTTCCACATCGTTAAGTTCTGCCTCGCGCAAACTCTTAACAGATACACAAGCCATTTTAGCGGCCTGCGATTTTGTATACCCTGCCTCGCGCAGAATATGTTCAAGTTCACGCGGGTCAAGTGCGTTTTTAACTTGAGTAATAATAGCTTTTTCATTCATAGGATAAGTTACAAGGCTAAACTCGATAAGGTCAAGTTCTTTAATTAAGCGAACACCGTCCGAATTATAATCGACTTCTTTGGTTATAAATCCAATACTCATGGACGTAATTACTCCGTCCTGCATAAGTATCTTAACGTCCTTGCCAAGCGCGGTGTCGCTTATCTTGCCTTCGATGTACAAGCCTTTCTCATCAGCGCGCATAAGCATCGGTTTACCTATGGGTGAATCCTGCTTGTGCATGTATAGTATTTTTACTTGGCTTGCATTTTCTGCCAGTGTTTTATCGAATGCACCGCGCACAATTATGTCACCGCCTCTGTCTAGGTCGTAAGTAGAAGCGTAGCCCTTAAATACATTGGCTTCCTCGCTTACTTCGTCCATCTTAAACGCTACGTGCTTGTATTCCATAATCTAGCCTTAAATGAGTAATTGGTTAATTTGACCAAGTATTAGCGCATTATACCACTAATTAGTTTGTTTATTCTACTGGTACGATTAAATTGATACATCGGCAGTTTATTACATTTTCTGCGCTGCCGTCTGGGTCGCCTGGATAAAGCATAGATTCACCACCTACATCAAAAAAATCATCTATACCAACTGTTTGGCCGTCCGCTGCTTCGTGTGTTTCTCTTGTTCTATCTCCACCACTTGATGCCCATTGTTTATTGACTGTTATGCCTGTGGCTTTGGCCGCTTCATACGATGCTGATTGACTCGCTGTGTGTGTTTCTGTGCGTGCTATTACTCTACTTCTTAATCTGCTTATTGATGAAGATTTTGAACCTATTTGTGATTGAATATATAACCCTGCTTCACGCTCTGCTAAGTTATCCCTAACCGCTTGTGCTGTCGCTCGTCTCACAATATCCTTTGCATTTTCTGCTGTAGTCCCCACGACCTCAGTGAGTCTTGCAGCGCCATACTTAGCCGCCCACCTTTCACTTGCAAGCCTGTAGGCTGTAGCAGGGTCAAGCATAAAATCTTTAGTTTCTAAGTTGCGCCAAATTGACTTCTCGTTCGGTTTAATTATGCGCTCACCAAAACGATTAAATGTTGTGTTCCAGTTACCCATGAGAATGCGCTTTATGTTTTCGCGGTGCGTCTCTTGTGCCGCGTTAACCTCTTGACCTGTTGATGCTTCAATAAGAGCCAATGTAGCGCGTTTTATTTCAAGCCTATACTGTCGCTCATACTTGCGCTCAATAGTCGCTAATAGCCGCAACTGAATAGCCCTCTCGCGCGCTAATGAGCTACCTGATAATGTTTTCAAATCTCGCTATCCAAGTCAATTCCACTAGGTAATAAAGAAGATGATAAATAACCAGTATCACTACCTGCAAATGATTCAAATCCTAATTCTAAACGTTTGTTTATTACGTCAAAAGGTAAACCCATATCAAACAATAACTTGGCATTCGTTAGCTTTTTATCGTAAGCCTCCTGTAATGCTGTTATGTTTGATAGGTCATAAACTATCATTACATTATCGCCAAATTCAACGGCTAATTGACTATTTAACTGGCACATAATAAGGTCAAGCTGTGGGATAATAGTTGACTCCCAAAGCTGTTTGTTCATCGCATCGGCATTAGCAAGGTTTACGTTTTCAGTAAAACCTACTGCAGACAATGGCACGCCGAAAGCTGCTGAAATTTCGGTCCATACGCTTTTACGTGAATTAACAAAGTCCATTTCTGCGGCTGTCTGGTTAAGCTGTGATACTTTGCCGGTGGTTACAATTGGTGCGCGTGCATTGGCTGGGCCGTTCTGCCTTTCTTTTAGCTTATCGCGTGTGTAATCAGCCTGCTCTTGTGTTGCTCCTTCGGGTAGTTCAACCATCAAATCACTTAGGCCGCGATTTTGGAAGCTAACTTTTTGGAACGCCGCGCCTTCTCTGTCTATATCAGTAGCAATTGACGCACCCATCAATACAGGCATTCCCCAAATAGGTGACTGTGGGTTAGGCATTCTAATTTGTATCATATCTTTGGCTGGTATGTCTTTGTATGCTGATTCGCTGTTGTAAGTATATTTGTCAACTAGGTTAATATTGCCACGATGTATCTTTACTCTGTCGGTTTCAACTTGCCATAATTGAACAGGCTTATTTTCTGCGCCTGCTCTAAATTCAGTTATAAAGCAGTTTCCTGTTAGGTCTAGCGTTTGACTTATAGAGTATAAAAACTCATGTAGGCTTTGGTCTGAATTAGGCCGATTAAGTAATCTTACAAGCGGGTGATCAATAGGCGCTAATTTACCGTTAATTTTTACAATCAACGGCACGCTTGATATTAGCTTTGCGCGTTTCTCAACACAGGCGTACACTACAGCGCTTGATTGATAGCCTTCTGTTACTGCTTTTTTAGCGTCCCAATTTACGTGACCCTGACCGTATAAGCGCCAGTTAGCGGTAAGCTGTGGTAGCGTGAATGATTTTAATTCAAAAGGATATGGCTCGGCCCTTTTATCAAGCTTTAATTTCTTTTTAAACAGTCCGAACATCAACCTTCCCCTTTTTTAATGCTTTGTAAGCGCCTTTAGTGCATTCGCCAAGTGTCTTTGTGCGTGGGTTAACAAATCTATGGTTAATTAGGTCAAGCCCTTCTGTTGCGTCTCTGGCCTTCTTTCGCATCGCTCTTAATTCTGATTTTCTACCCATAGTTAGCACGCCATTATAAAGTTAGTTTGTTTAATTAACGGCTGTAATGCGTATCGTATGCCGTCCATGTGGTGGTTGATATCGTCTACAATTGTCGGAAGTATATCACCTGTTATGCGATCAACCTTGTAACTGTATAACCTAAACTCTTCTATTGTACGCTCACATCTAGGATGGACAATAATATTTTTATAACTACGCATATGCTGGACACCATCTTCAACACTGCCTGCCCACTTTTTGACTGATTGTATATTAGGTAATCCGTTGCGTTTTAAATAACTAATTGACTCTGGCCTCGCACAGTCTGCGCGTATCACATAATTTTCAATACCGGGTATCTTTGACTTTATAAAATGGCTTGTGTCATCAAGCTCAAGCCCCACTTTGTTCGCTTCATGGCTTATGTATAAATTACCGTTAGCAACATAACATCTGTTTGCTGTTGTAGGGTCTTGGCTAAATCCAAAGTCCATACCGTGCAGCACCTGCCAATCTTGGCTTGGCTCAAAACTGTCAATCTTAACTTTACCCGCAAACACCTGAGCATCGCTGTTAGTAAGATACGCACCTTCCCATATCCAAGCATACATGTTTGAGTCCATGCGTTCTTGCGCTGTAATACGCTGTTCTTTTAATACTTCGGGCAACATAGGGTTATCATAGTAATTCATCTGTACAAAGTGAGAGCGCGGTGCAACCTGTTTACGGCATATCTTGTCGGCTGTGCTGTTCTCGACCTTTGGATTGTATATTATCCATATCTCAGAACGCGGTGCTCTTACAGTAGGCTCTAAATCTATCCAGCTATGTGCTGGCATATCTTCGGCTTCTTCGATAATACATAGGTCAATCTGCGCCATTGATTTAATGCTTGATATATTGTGGCGCAATCCTTTGAATACAAACTCTGTGCCATTCTTGCCACGTATAAAACTTTCACCGACTTCATAATGTGCATTCAACCAAGGCAATGATTTAATTGCGTTGGCAAGCTCTGCAAACATTGATTCTTTTATGCTGACCTGCAGCTCTCTTGTACACAATATACGCATAGGATCACAATATCCCCACACCGCCGCCATTAGTGCGAACGAATAGCTCTTACCGCTACCACGTCCACCGTATGCACCGCGAAATCTTAATGCGCCTCTAGGTTTGGCGAACACTGGTATCATCTTAGGTGGTAGTTTTATCTGCGCTACTGTCATCTAATGCCACTATTTGTATTTTGGTTATAGTCTCACCGCCACTTGTAAGGTCGCTATCAACCTTATCGTGATACCCATGACGCGCTAACATAAGCTTAGTAATAGCGTAATTGTATTTGCTACTTAGCCCACCGTTAATTAGTTTAACTTCTTGCTCTGCGCTCATTTCTTCCATTATATCATTGAAAGGCGGATGCACTTTTCTCCATGCGTTAAGCGTAGCCCGGCAACATTTTAAGTACCTTGCTAACCCTGCTGTGGTTGGTACTTCTTGACCTAGCTCTGCGTATAGACCGCCTACATAATGCACTGCATTACTTAGCGTATCAGCGTTGTAAGTGGTGACAAATCCCAAGTAACCCTTGTTTACTACCGCCATGTTTTAGCCTTATTTTTATATAACTTGTATAACTGGTAATTATTATACACTACTTGTCAAGAGTTTAACAAAGACCTTTTAAATTACACATGACACATGACAGATCATGACGGGTTTACCCCCATATCCTCTATATGATAAAAAACAAAGTTTCAATGTTTCAATAAAAGTATATTTTTTTAGCTTAGCGATATCTCAAAACACCTGTCATGAAGTGTCATGTGTCATATTTTTAATCAAAAAAAAGCCCATGGCGGGCTTGATTAATCATCTTTCATCTTCTACACCCCTACACTATTAAGCGTTTCATGTTCTTCTAAATCTTCCAGTTTCCAACGTGTTGAAGTTCCATGAAGCTTGATAGGCTTGGGTAGTTTTCCCTGCCTTACGCGCAACCATACTGTTGAAACGGCAATGTCGTAGCGATGTGCTAATGATTTCACTGATAATTCTACACTCCTAACCTCTGGCATCATTTGTTTTTGCTGCATGTATTTTATAACTAAGTCGGTAGCAAATGAGACTTGTTTTTCTTGTAATGACAATTTTGCTTTATCTTTTTGGTTTGAAAATGAAGGTAAAGTGTATTCCAATATAATTTTACCATCACTTTCTTGCATAACCTCGTCTACATCAGAAAGCTCTATAATCAACGTACCGAAGTGCAATTCTTTATTTGATAGTAGCGCATCAACACAAGTTGTAATGTCGTCCTGTGATGGCTCATAGCCCTCTGGTTCGCTTATGTCGTCTAGGTATTGCTGGTGGTAGTGGTTCATGTCTCTATTCTCCTGCTAAACATTCTATTTTTTTATAATTAGGCCAGTGGCCATCGTTTACCATCTCGCAATAGTGATCATACTGGTCAGCTTTATCTTTCGCGTCCATTTTTGAAATACCGAGAAATATCACAATAACGCATAAAATAATAATCACTATTGAGGTGGGTGTTTTAATAAAATCTTCGTCTTGCTTGCTCATAATCTTCTCTCTTGCTTGTTAATGTAAAGCCACTATATACTACTTTTGTGGTTTTACTGCTCCGACCACTTAAACAGTATAAACCTGCGTGCGTTTCTGCGCGTTAGTGCCAGGCTTTACTTTCTCAAGCTTGTCTCTTACCTCCTCTAGCGTTAATGTTTCGCGGCCCTTTTCACCATACGTCTTTGAGCGCTTAATTACTATTAGACAACTACGTGAACGCCAGCCGCCATCGTGCGCATATGCGTCAGACGTAGCTAACTGGTTAAAGGATTCTATTGTCATGTTCTCATGTTCTTTACGAACCATGTTGTGGTGTATATGGCCTATGTCAATGTAATGATATTTAGTTTCGCCAAAGTCCTGCCTGTAATCGTGCATCATAACTTGGCCAAGCTTAGGCGGCCTGCATTTGTCAGAGTGATGAGACATTACAAAAGTATTACCCATGCGATAAGGTATAAAAACATTACTGTTATCAATTATGTTAACTCTGCTGACTTTACCGTAAACAACTTTTAAATGCGCGTTCATCCACATATCATTTTTGCGTGAATGGTTACCTTGGTTAATTATTACGTCTACATATTTAAAATGTGCCAGTGCTTTATCAATTAAAAAGTGCATTACTCTAATATACGTTTTAATCATTTTGCTATAGCGATTGTCACAGTCTAGGCTATACCCTGAGTTTTCTGTTGTTCCTGTTAAATTTTCATAGTGTGTCATATCACCCATGTCTTGAATAACACATCGCTCATAGCCACCATTGGATTCTATAAGTGACCACATAGCAGCGCATAATTCACGTTCACCTATTTCTAGGTCGAAGTCCTGACCAACTTCGCTTGCATATGCAATCATACCTAAATGGCCGTCACCGATGTTAAACCAAGGTATAATGTCGGTATAGTCGTCAGCTTTTTCATTTAGCTTTGGTTTCGGGACATTGTTAATCGGCTTAGATAATGATTCGATTGCTTCACTAAGCGCACAATAAAGCTGTTCAATGGTTGTGTTAGTCTTTACCCATTCCAACACCTTGCCCGTTGACTCATCGTCTTTGTTCTTCATTCTTACTAGAGTTGAATAACCTTTAACGGAATGTTCTTCTGGGTTTTTGTGAAAGCGGTCATTATCTGGGTCATAGCCTGTGTCTTTTAGTTTTGCTACACGCCTGCAAACTACCCTCAAAGTTAAATCGTATTTTTCTGCAATCTCCCTATTCTTAGCACCGTTTTCCAATTCTGCGCGTAGTTGCTCATGTGTGATTTTACTAGCTGCCATGTAAACCCCTTGATTAAAAAATAGTCATTCACTTTTTAATCATATATTTATAAAGCACTTAATGCAAAGAAGTTGGTTTGTCACGCTAATGCTTATATTTTAAAAAATTACTATAAAAATGGCAAGGGGCGCAAAGTAGCAAATGGGCGCAATTTTATATGTATTGCTGAGCTTACCTAAATAACTTTTTATTTTATCTATTTATTTATTTTACTCACCATTTCCAATTTACCCCTTATTTACTCTTTATTGAACCCTTTAGTAAATAAAGATAATAAAAACAAAGGATTAAAAGGGGCGCAATAAGGGGCGCAATGTTTAAAAGGGCGTAATAGATTGAACCCTTTTGTAGTTTTACTGTTTTTATAATTTTTTGCTGTTTTTCCCCTTTTCCCATAAAACAAAAAAGGGGCGCAAACGATAAACACCCATTGCGCCCCAAATCACCCCTTATTTTTTAAAATGGTTCGTAATAATAGTCTCTCATAATCTCCCTTGCTTGCTCATTATTTAAGTGTTCTGACTTGATCCAAACATAGTGAGACCTACCATCTTCTTTAATTTTTACCCTACGATTGTCTATACTTTCATACCCCATTTCTAACAAAATTGCAGACATTGTGCGCGTCTTTGGTAGTTCCTCACCATCCATGACCATCATGTTATTTAGCTGCGTTATATCAACAATATTGTCATTTATGATTTCGCAGTTATGTTGTGAAATAGCGTCCTCAATAATTAAGCGCTCTGGTGATATTGAAATGTTCATCATTTTCTTGCGCGCATTTGTTTCTGGTGCGCGTCCTTGTGGGGTAAAGTCTTCGCTGATTTTGTGATCCCTTAAAAATCGAGACAAAGCATCAGGCCGTCTTTTTGACTCATCAAACAAGTTTGTAAAGTAATTACTTGCGCCATTCTCGCCACCTAGTTCAACAAATAGCTGTTGCTCTGACTGTACGCGAGAAAACATCACACAATAGCGCCTGTCGCCACTGGTCAAGGGTATAGCGTCTTTGTGATTAGTCAGTAACAAATAATTTGTAAAGTTTGGCACTGTTTTATGGTCTTTGCCTTTTTCCTCTATTTGTATGCTGTCGTTGGTAATCATCGGCTTCATTCTGTCAAGTATCTCGTACCTGTTCGCGCCTTGTATGCGTATTTCTTCAACCGCAACCAATAGCGAACCATGCGCCCAACCTGTGAAGCGCCCAGCTATTGCCATAGGGTCAAGGTTTCGCACGTTCTCACCAAGTATTAATTGCATAACATTAACAAAATAGCTTTTACCTGTACCTTGCGCCCCTTGTATCATTAACGCCCAATTAATGCGCTTACCAGGGTTTTGAACAATGTAGGCCATCCAATCCAAAAATATAAGCTTTTCGCGCTCATCTGATAATGTAAAATCAATATGCGCTAAGAATAAATCAATAACATTTTGCGCGTCATCATCAAGAACACCGCAGGGAGTACAACCGCTTTCGTGATAATTGTTTAGCATCTCTTTTCTTTCATATTCAAAAATACGATTAGCGCCAGGCCAGAACATCGTATCCACTACCGTTTGAATTTGATAATCATTAAGGGTTAATGTTGCTGCGCTTTTCTCGGCAATAATACACTCAATGTTGCGGTCAAATTTTGCGTTAAATGCCTCTCTTTTAATGCTATAATTAAGCTCGGTGTTGGCAAATTCGCATTGCTTTTCAATATAAACCCAGTTGTTCGCCCAACTGGGTTTTTCTATTTCATCATCAAAGTTTTTATTAGCACCCTTTTTAATTGGCGTTAATGCCTTTTTTATCTCGGTTTTATTTAACCCTATCTCTTTACCTGCGTTTTTAGCCACTGTGTCAGCTAACATGGCGCGTAAATCATCGGTCAATACATTGCGGCTAATACTAAGCACTTCGTCTTTAAAAGCTATGTAGCTTTGCTTGTCGCATACTTGCAAAGCCTTATCTTCTAAAGACTCTACTTTTTTATTGATAATGACCTGTTGACCACCGGCTTTATAAATAATATGAGCAAAGGTTATCGGGTTAGCGCTGCGCGACTTTGCAAAACTGCGCCACTTGGTTTGCAGTTCTTTTAAATCGTAGTTATCGCTTTGTTTTGACCAATCCGACCAAAGGGCAAAGCCTTGCTTTTTACCTTTGAATTGATGAAATAAAGCCATACCCACTTTTAGCCATGTGTCATAACCTTCAAGCTCAGTACTTGGCAAAGCGTCAATGTAAGTTTGTATTTCATCATCTGATAAATCTTTAATGGGTTGTGAGATAACAAGGCTCATCAAATCATTATCGTCATCGTCAACTTCTGCTTTATCGCTTAATAAATCTACAGCGTTTGCATTTAGCATCGGCCAAGACTCATCACACAGCGCATGAGGTAAACCTATAAGGGTTAAATCTTTATAATTCTCACCGCTGGCAATCCAACCTTTACCGCTTGTTCTTGTGTCAAAACCTGTTAAACCTAATAGGTCAGAGCCTTGACGAATAACAACCCCTTCGGGTAAAGTAAAAGCGTAATGCGCTCCACCAGATGGGGTTTGTTGCACTTGTGATGATTCCCAATCAAGCAAACAGCCTAGCGCGTCATCAATATCATCTGTTGTTACCCCTTTATGCGTATCAACATCAATCACAACAATGTTTTGCGGTATAATGATACCAATGTTTTTTGCGTGATTAAGTTCGCGTTGACTTGCTTCGTAGGTGTGCCAGTCTTGCCCTTTGGGTATAGCTGGCTTTTTATTCCACTTGTTTTTCACTGAGTCAAAAACTAGGTTGATAGGAAAATATTTAATCGTTTGCATAATTGCACCTTTTTATAGTATCTATGGCTTTAAATTTACCGTTTGATTTTATTTCTATTTCAATAGCTCGCCTAGGTGGAATACATCCACCCGATAACCATTGACTTACCGCGGCTGGGTCAACACTTAACGCTTTAGCTAATTGCGACTTCCCCCCAAAATAATTAATTATTTCTTCCACTTGCTTACCCCGGGTGATTGTATTATATTAAGTGTAGCTTAAACGCTAAACGTAAATTAAACAATATAAAAGGTAAATAAAATGTCATTAGAAAATAAAATCGAATTACTCACCGCATCAATAGACGCTTTACGCGCAACGATTAAAGCACAATCAAAAGAAGTGGCCGCGCCTGTTTCATTTGTTGAACCGGTAACTGATCCTGTGGCCGATGTTGAACCTGTGGTGGTTGATTTTGAACTTTTAAATGCTGAACCTGAGCAAAGCCAATTGAAGCATAAGGATGTTCAAGACTTTTTATTAAGCTTTGTGCGTAAAGACCAAAAACTTAAAAGCAAAATAAAAACCATCCTTTCTGAGTTTTCCGCATCGAAGGTAAGCGACATTGATGTGGCTAGACTTTCGGAGTTTAAAGCAAAAGTAGAAATGTTATGAGCGCCTTACACGCAAAACTAAGCGCATCTGGTTCTGAGAGGTGGCTTAGATGCTCTGGTAGTGTTAAAGCCGAAGACGGTGTTATACAGAGAGGTTCAAGCTTTGCTGCCGAAGGTACGGCAGCACATGCGGTAGCTGAACACTGTTTAGTTGAAGGGGTATCACCAGACAGCTTAATAGGGCAAATCTTTGAAGGTTATGAAGTCACGAATTACATGTCTGAGTTTGTGCAATCGTATGTTGATTACGTTAAACAGTTTAGCGGCCACCATATGTATGAGGTGCGCGTTGATTTTTCGCCTTGGGTGCGCGAAGGGTTCGGCACTTGTGATGCGATGATAATACAAGACAATGGGGTATTGCGCGTTATTGATTTGAAGTATGGGCAAGGCATAATGGTAGACGCTGAACAAAATACACAAGCGATGCTTTACGCTTTGGGCGCGTATGAAGATTACGCGCATATATACGACATAAATGTTATTAAGATAACGATACACCAGCCAAGACTTGACCACGTAAGCGAGTGGGAAATAAGCGTAAGCGATTTATTAGAGTGGGGCGAATACGTTAAACGCAAAGCAGAAGAATGCTTTGAAGATGATGCACCGCGCACACCTGGCGATAAACAATGCCAATGGTGTAAAGCAAAGGCGACTTGCCCGGCTTTAAAATCCTTAACTGAGCAAACGTTAATCACAATGTTTGATGACTTAACGCCCACCACAATAAAGCCAGCCGACACTTTAAGCGATGAGCAATTACGCTTTGCGCTTGATAATAAAAAGCTGATAGCTGGATGGTTAGACGCTGTTGAAAGTTTAGTGGTTGAGCGCTTAGAGTCTGGTGTAAGCTTTGAAGGCTTTAAAATTGTCGAGGGTAGGAGCTTACGCAAATGGGGCGATGAAAAAGACGCAGCAGAGTTACTCACTAAACATTACACCGATGAGCAACTTTATAAGAAGTTTTTCATATCAGTAACCCAAGCCCAAAAGCTACTAGGTAAAAAGAACATTAAACAATTAGACGGTTTAATTGTTAAGCCCAGCGGTAAACCAACCCTTGTAAAGCACGATGACAAACGGCCTGCAATTAATATCAACAAAGATGACTTTGATGCTTGCTAAACAATAATCTTTAAGCTATGCTTAAACCGTTCAAATTTGAACAATGAAATTAAACAATATAAAAGGTAAATAAAATGTCAAAAATTAAATTAAATAATGTACGTCTTTCGTTCCCTTCTCTTTTTCAACGCGCAAGCTTTCAAGGTGAGTCAGGTAAGTTTGAAGCTACCTTTTTACTTTGTAAAAGCGCCCACGCTGATTTGATTAAGCAGATTAACGCGCGAGTAAAAAGCGGCATTACTGACAACTTGAAAGGCTCTAAGATACCATCTGATAAAATTTGTTTTAAAGATGGTGATGAGTTTGATTACGATGGTTATGCTGACCATATGTCGTTCAAAGCGTCAAACAATAAGCGCCCGATGATTATCGACAAAGACAAGTCACCACTAACAGAAGATGACAATAAACCTTATGCAGGCTGTTATGTGAATGCTGTTGTTGAACTTTGGTATCAGAATAATAACTTCGGTAAGCGCGTTAATGCTAATCTGTTAGGTGTACAGTTTCTAAAAGATGGCACACCGTTTGGCGATGGCGCTACTGCAAGCAATAATGACTTTGAAATGTTTGAAGATGATGAAGATGATGGCTTTATGAACTAAAGCATTTTAATATTTATGCCGCCTTTTATGGCGGCTTTTTTAATTTAAACAGGACACCCCTGTAATGAAAACACAATACATAATAGACGTTGAAATTTATAAAAATTACTTCCTGCTTTCTGCTTTAAGTACTTCCACTAATAAAGTCAAACATTTTGAATTTTACGAAGGTAAGCCACTCGATAAAAAAACATTACTTCGGTTAATGTCTACGCAAACAACCGTTAGTTTTAACGGTAATAGTTTTGATTTACCTATTATTGCGGCCGCGTTAAAGGGTTGGCCTGTTGATAAATTAAAAGACTTATGCGATAAAATAATTACAAGTAATCAGCCAAGCTGGGCTATTACTAAAGATATGGATTTGCGTGTACCTGATGATTGGGATCACATCGACATTATAGAAGTCGCGCCCGGTCAATCAAGTTTAAAAATATACGGTGGCCGGCTCAACTCTAAAACCATTCAAGACCTACCTATTGAGCCAAGCGCGACAATAACACCAGAGCAACACAAAGACTTGCGCGATTATTGCGTTAATGATTTAACTACTACAAAAGAATTGTTTGACTCATTATCAAAACAAATCGCTTTGCGTGTCTCAATGTCTGAGCAGTACGGCATGGATTTACGCAGCAAGTCTGACGCACAAATAGCCGAGACGGTGATTAAATCAGAACTACAAAAAGAAACCGGCAAAACTTACAAAAAGCCAGATGTGCCTCATGGTATGCAATTTAAGTATCAGAACCCTAAAATTGTATCTTTTAAAAGTCAGCAACTAACATCAATATTTGATACCTTGCTAAAAATGCGCTTTTCTTTGGGCTTAAATGGTGCGGTTAAAATGCCTAAAGAGTTAGCAGATACTAAGATTAAAATTGGTGGGGCTGAGTATCAAATGGGTATTGGTGGCCTGCATAGCTGTGAGAAGTCCCAACTAGTGCGCGTGAATAGCGGTGAGTGCTTGCTAGAGGTTGACGTTGCTAGTTATTACCCAAACATAATACTACAGCAGTCACTTGCGCCCAAGAGCATGGGCTTGCCTTTTTTAAGAGTGTATCAATCAATTGTTGATAGGCGCATACAAGCAAAACGAGCAGGCGATAAAGTCACAGCAGATACGCTTAAAATATGCGTTAACGGCAGCTTCGGCAAATTAGGCTCTAAATGGTCGGCACTTTACGCGCCTGATTTATTATTACAGACAACAATTACCGGGCAACTATGTCTGTTGATGTTAATTGAACAGTTTGAAGGCGCAGGCTTTACAGTGTACAGCGCTAACACTGACGGCATCGTAGTTAAGTGTAAAAAAGATGAACTAGATGAATTAAGAAATATTTGTTTTGATTGGATGCTTGATACTTCTTACGAGCTAGAAGAAACACATTACAAATTATTAGCGAGTCGTGATGTAAATAATTACTTAGCGGTTACAACTGATAATCAGGTTAAAAGAAAAGGCACTTTTGCAAACGGTGGCTTATCTAAAAACCCTGATTGCAATATATGTTTTACCGCTGTTTCTGAGTTTTTAGCGAACCAAACACCTATTGCTAAAACCATACGCGAGTGCAATGACATACGCCAGTTTGTTACGCTGAGAAAGGTTACTGGTGGCGCAAAGTGGCAAGGTGAGTTTTTAGGCAAAGCGGTGCGGTTTTATTACAGCGCTAAAGTTGATGATAATATAAACATTGAATATATAAAAAACGGCAACAAAGTCCCAAAGTCAAACGGTGGAAAACCATTGATGACATTGCCAGCGGTGTTCCCCGATGATGTTAATTATGATCGCTATATAGATTATGCAAACGATTTGTTAAAAGGGGTCGGTTTTAATGCGTGAATCTACTATTGAAAGAAGTTGCAGTAAATGGGCGAAGGATAACGGTTGGCTAGGCTATAAGTTTTCTAGCCCTTCACAAAGGGGCGTACCCGACAGGCTTTACATTAAAAACGGATCGGTTGTTTTCGTTGAGTTTAAAGCTTTGGGTAAAAAGCCTAGTGTTTATCAGCAGCACACTATTACAAAAATGCAAAGCAAAGGCGCTATTGTTCACATTATTGACAACATAGAGGCTTTTATTTATGTTATGTCGTAATGATTTACACAATTACCAGCGCAAAGGCGTTGAGTTTATACTAGAGCAAAAACGCGCTTTGTTGTTCCTTGATATGGGCTTAGGCAAAACTGTGACAACACTTACCGCGATAAGCGACCTAATTGACAGCTTTACCATTTCGCGTGTTCTGGTGATTGCTCCGCTACGTGTAGCCAATAGCGTTTGGCCTAATGAGGTTTTTTTGTGGGAACACCTGCAACATTTACGTGTGAATGTTGCCACTGGTAGCGAAAAGAAACGTATAAGCGCGTTAAACTCATCATGCGACATTGTTTGCATAAACCGCGAGAACATAAAATGGCTAGTCGATTATTATAAAAAAGATTGGCCTTTTGATTGCGTGATAATTGATGAGTCTAGCAGTTTTAAAAGTAGCGCTTCACAGCGCTTTAAAGCCCTAAAAAAAATATTACCAATGACTGACTATGTTATAGGTTTAACTGGCACACCTAGCCCTAACGGCCTTTTAGATTTGTGGTCACAGGTTTACTTAGTAGATTTTGGTTTATCATTAGGTCGCACAATGACTGATTATAAACGACGCTTTTTTGAGTCTGATTATATGGGCTTTAAATATGAGCCGAAAAAGGGGTCTGATACCAAGATACATGAATTAATAAAACCGTTTACGTTATCAATGTCTGCTGCTGATTATTTAGAATTACCCGACAGGTTAGATCAAGTTATTAGCGTACAACTTACGCCAAAACAAAAGGCCGACTATTCGCAATTTGAAAAAGAGTTATTGCTTGTAGTTGGTGACGATGAGATTGAAGCACCAAGCGCAGCAGTACTAGCAAACAAATTATTGCAATGGTCAAACGGTGCGATTTACACCGATGCAAATAAAAACTGGATAACCCTACATGATGAAAAGCTAAAAGCCATTGAAGAAATAGCAGACTGCAACGATGAGCCGATGCTAGTGGCGTACAACTATAAAACCGATTTGGTACGCCTGAAAAAGTTATTCCCTCATGCGGTCGCGCTAGATAAAAAGCAAAGCACCATTGATGATTGGAACGATGGCAAAATAAAAATATTATTAGCGCATCCAGCAAGTGCCGGGCATGGTTTAAATTTACAAAAAGGTGGGTCTTTAATCGTATGGTTTGGCCTTAACTGGTCGCTTGAGTTATACCAACAATTCAACGGTAGGCTACACAGACAGGGGCAAACTAAACCAGTTAGAATTATTCACATAGTTGCAAAAGATTGCATGGATGAGCGCGTAATGGATGTGCTTGCATCAAAGGATGTTACCCAAAGCGATTTACTATACGCCTTAAAAGCCAAACTGGTCGGAGTACTTGATTAGCAAAACGATGGTAAGCTACAAGCTAATCAAACAGGAGAGCAACATGACTAGAGCAGAATATACAAGCAAGCGCAGACAGGCGCGTATTTTAATACAGTGTCTTTTTAGCAACAATAAGCGCCTTGATATACAGGACAAAGATTTTATGGAAGCCTCTATTTTTGCTTATAACGGCATAAGAGCCATGAGCGAAGATATTTACAAAAGTATCACGAATTTTAATCTTGCAATATATCCCATCAATCATAATCGCTGGGCTGCTAAACACAACACGCAAGCATTCAACCGCAAGCGCTCACCGCAAAGATTATCAAGGCGTGCAGAATGAAACGCACATTACCAGACTTTAAGTACCATAAACTAATAGCAAAACGCGCTAATGTGCTACGAGCTATTGAGCGTAAAAAAGAGGCGCTGGAGTTGCTACGTTATGAGTAAAACAACACAAGGATTAATTGACCTGCTGACTCGGCACGGCATAAAGCCCACTGGCGACAGTATCAAGGATATTAAATTAGCGCGTGCGTTCATGCCTGCGCCATATAACAACAAAGAGAGAAACAGCAATGAATAATTACCCCGAATGGATACATAGCACAAGCAGCAACCCAAGTTCACCAATGTACAGCGAGAAGCCATGCTGCGAAGTTTGTGAGATGCAACTAGAAACCGAGCAAGGCGACCACGAAACGCCTAAGCTGACATGGTGCGATAATATTAGCTGTGATAATTTTGAGGTAAATGTAAAATAATTTTATAAAGTACTTGCATAGTGTAAAACTGTTTGCTATTATAACCCTACTGAAGCAAACAACCAAAGAGAGAAGCACATGACTAACCAATTAAACGAAGTTTTAACAATGATTAACAATAAAATGAATTTTTTCATGATAAAAGAATGTTTAGCTTCAATAGGATTTGAATGTAAATCATTTTCTATGCCATCCCTTAAAGTAGAAGTTGAATCTTTACTTGCACACCAGCAACTTAATGACGAAGCCGCCTCAATAATCATAATATAAATAATTAAAGCCCTTCGGGGCTAAACAAAAGGCATAAATATGAGCGCGTCAATCGAAGCAAAGTCAAACGGCCTAAAAAGCCTTGAGCAGGTCTCTAAGCTTAGCGGTGTATCAGTGCAGACACTTAACAACTGGTATTACAATAAGCCCAAGCTTTTCCATGTAGTGATAATGGGGTGTGTTTATTTAAACAAGAGGACAGACTAATGGAAAGATTCTGGACTACCGAAGAAATAGAAGAGGAAGTCAATAAGGTTTCTGGTACTTGGGTTAAGCGTAGAAATTTACGCGAGAAGTTAAAGGCTGAAAATAATAAGATTTTAGATAATACCATTATGGTTCTTAAATCAAACATTAGAGTACTAAAATCACATGGAGCTACACAAAGTTATTTAAGAACTTATTACAGCAAATTAACAGAATGGGAGTGCAAAAGACTATGAATAAGTTATCAATAATCGAACGCCTTGTGGTTTGGTTTCTAATCATTGCAGGCGCAGTAATTACCGCATCACTTGCGTTAAACTTTGCGTTTTTAGTGGGGTGGTTATGAAAACCACCTTACTGATACTACTGCTAACACTAGCCAATATAGCAACTGCAGGCCAAGCAATAACGTGTATCTACTTGGCTAGTGTAGCAGCGCAGGTAATGGAGTTAAGGCAGGCAGGCGTTGAGCAAGGCGAGGTTATTAATAACTTTAGCGACTATCCGCGCAAGTTTAAAATATACAAAGCAGATGCGTTACTGTTACGGATTATAGATGACGCTTATGAATTACCAGTGCAAGAAGTAGAACGCGATAAGCTTCCAACAAAGTGGAAGTTTGGAAATGCTTGGTTTGAATTGTGCTTATCTAAAGAGTTTAAAATAAAAAAGCCCTAGCGATTAAACTAGGGCAACAGCAGTACAAGCGAGAGAGAATGATTGCGCAATTAATATAGCGCGTTTACTTTTCTCTTGCAACACCTTTCGCTTTTTCAAATGAGCGCATACCGCCCAAACCTAGTAAACCCATCATAACAGGCGTCAAAACCTCTGTGTTAACCTCTGGCATAGTAAACCATATATCTAGTATGGGATGTAAGAAAACAGCGTACAGTAGCCCTAGGGCGCATATCCACATTATTGCAGGTCTTGAGCCAGCTACGAATAAAGACTTGTGTGCAGCTTGCACCTCGTTAACTTTGAGTTGCGCCATTTGGATTTCATGCGCCTGCTTGACTGACATGGTAGCTATTTCATGTGCCAACTTGTCTCGCGCGTCTTTGTCGGGTATGAATTTATCTAGTAGGCTTGTAATAGGTTGAATTAATAAATTTAGCATTAGCATATCCTCATTAAATATTTCTCTTCACCGTCACCGTAAAAACTTAGCATCTTCTCACATGCGGCGCGACTAGCTCTGGCTATACCGTTGTCGATTTGCATACATGGCGCAATGCAACCTTGCAATTGACTGGTATTATTAGCAGGGTGAAACTCTATGGCGCTTCTAGCGGATACGTTTAACACTCTAAAATAAGTGTGCCGGCCATGCGTGTCGCGTACAAAAAAATAATCATCTTCGGGGATGCAAGAAAAAAACGGCTTGTTATCTAACCAAGGTAACTCAAGCGAAAATATTTTACTACCATCGGGCAACGTTAACGTACCTTTAGTATAAGTCTTAAAGTATTCTCGCTTGATAATTAGCATTATTTACCCTTAATAAAATACGCAATAGCACCACCTGCCACAAGCCAAAACGCAGTGTTAGCAAACGCCATTATCAAAGTATTCTTGCGTGACATTATGGCGATAGCTTGCAGGTCAGCTTCACTTCTTTGAAGCCTAACTTCTAGCGCGTTTACCCTGTGATTACTTGCGATTATCTTTTCTTCAACTCTTACAATTGCAATAACCGCTAAGGCTAAATCATCTATCTTCTGTTCGATTCTGTCTAGCCTTTTCTCGTCCATTACTTATCCTTAGCTCTGCCGAAGTTAATGGCGCAATAGTCAAGCAACTTATAAAACTTAGCTATCCACGCATCATCTTTAGGCGTTGGTGTTGCTGCTGCTATGATTGAACAAATCATTACGAGTAGTGGTATGTATTGTAAATATACCATGTTATGCACCTTCTAGGTTAAGTAGTGTTGATACTATGGTAGACCTGTCAAAGTTTCGGGTTCTGGTTTTTCTTCAATTTCAGCATCTAAACGCTGCTCAATAGCCGCCATATCAAGAGAATTATTTAACCAAGATTTTAAGTCGTCCTGAGTTAGTTCGTTGAATGGAGTAAACTTATTATTGCTTTGCGTGTATATAATTGCATCATAAACACTAGCGGATTTATTACCTAGAGATTTAGTAATAGAGTAATTTATCTTAATTATAAAACCGTTTTTTGACTTTCTTTCTACGTTGGAAATTAATATGTTCATGTAATCGCCCCTTAAAGACTTGCACCACCAAAAAATTGCATTGCCATAGTACAATTGTTGGTTGTGGTGTTAGTCATTCTTATAACACCGTTCCCAGCAATTGATAATGTGAAGGAAGCTCCACCACCATTATTCAACGTTGCTATTTGTGTAAAGGTTGCACTAGATCCCCTACCCATAACAGAGAATGTTGATTGAGTCCTAATTCCAGCGGAAGCGGTCAACCCATTACTTACAGACAAAAACCCTTGATAACCACCACCGCCTTCGTTTACAGAGCTAAGATCCATCGTGCCACCAACCCCAACATTTTGACGCACCCCGTCGATTACACCTGCGTCTCGAAAACGAACACTACCATTTACAAGCGCACCAGCAGTCGCGGTGATTGCACCTGTGCCAATGTCTCCCATGTTATTGACGTTCTTAAATGCGGCAGTGCCAAGGTCATCAAACAGGTTTTTATCGCCCAAGTTATTCCATGGGAAGCTAACACTAGAATTGTCTTTAAAGACTGTCACAGTGTAATATCCGCGCTCTGCGTAAAACCTAGCGATACCATCTATACCAGTTGTGAATGGATTACTCCTAGCGCTGCCGCCTTCCTGGAAACTAAATATAGTCGCTAGGCCACCGTCTTGAATATTTACCGTAACCTGTGCGCCGTTACTTGGTGCGCCAGTGTTATTAGTAACCGTTTTTTGCCAAATTGCTCTTGCCATGATTAAATCCTCTAAATTTTATGATATTGTACCACGTATATCACCTTGATTCGTATAGGTGATTGTGTTTCCGTTTCTTTGTATTGATAATATGTTGTTACCGTTAGCGTCTTTACCTAAGTCGCCGCCACTTTGTCCTGTTGCCTCTTGAAAATCTTCGGGATCTTCTCTTTCTTCACCTGCGCCACCCAGCAAGTTTGTTCCGTTTTGAGATTGCTCAAGTACTCTACCACCATCGCCTATACCTCTAACGCCACCAAGATAACCAGCACCGCCACCACCTCCAGCAGTAACCGAACCCGCTTGATTTGCACCGCCCCCGCTACCGCCGCCGCCAATAATACCTAAATTGTTAAGTGTTATTGGATGCTGTAAGTTTATAGCGATGCCACCGTTTAAGTTACCGCCTGAAGCATCAGCACCTTGACCACCTGCACCTAGTATAAGATTTCTATTTTCAATTATAATAGTCGCGCCAGTTGGGAATAAGCCAGTATCTAAGCTAAACGTGCTTGTGCTTGTGCTTCCAACTCTTGCACTACCTTCAATTAAAACACGAACCACAGTGGTAGCGTCAGGCGTTTCACCTCTGGTGTTGTAAATATCGCGTATATTGTAATTGGTGCGGTCGCCTTCTATAATTAGCGTAATAACACCATCATCCCCGCCGCCCTCATCTTGTGGTAATAGTGCATCGTAAATATATTCTATGCCGGTATATTTAAAGTTATCGGTTTCTTGTGCTGTGATTATTTGAAATAAAACAGTACTAGGTAAGCCGCTAAAATCTGGCAAATATTTATGATTAACGCCGATCACCTGACCTGCCCAAACGCTCTTGTCTTTTGCGTCTAACTCAAAATTTATTGCTCTTGGTATTGTGCCAAACCTGCGACCGATTCGGGCGGCAAGTCTTAACGCTTGCGCTTTATTGTCTCGGTTTATCCACCGGCTAAATATCGTCTTAATTTCGTTGCCGCCATAGCGGGCAATGCTATTAAGATTTGCACGTACATAAGTGCCCGCATAATTATTTGCTTGATCCAACTTTTCGGTTGGGTTAATTTGACCATAATAGACAAACACAGTAGATACACGTAAATCACGCTTATCAGCAACATTAAAAGAGTCTGATATAATATTAGAGTTTTCATCGTAAACATTCGCTCCCTCTGGTGGTGGTTTAATCGCCGTTAATTGTATTTTTTGTGCGCGTTCATCCCAAAATAAAGAGTGCGGGAATTGCTCGCCTAATTCTTTTATCAGCTTAGTAACGCCAATTGGTTCAGTAATAAGAGTTTGAATTAATCCGCTTAAATTGTCATTAACTTCGGAAGTCCAAAAGGCATAAGGTATAAAATTAGTATTAATATTTGCATAATTAACAAGCAAATCTGCGAGTATATCGTCAAGCCTGTCTAAGTACTGCAAGCACAATTGCACCTTATCGCCTTCACTATGGCCGATTGCGGTAGTATTAAACTGACCACGCACAATTGTTAACTCGTCTGCGGTACGTGTAAAACTCATTACCTCACTAGATACGCGAATTATTCCCTCTGTGGGATATTCTTCATTTCCTACCCCTGACGGTTTTAAATTTATAATCGTAGCACTTGCATTAATAGCCGTTACAATCTCACCTGTGCTTACTACAGGCGCTTGTGATCGCTTATTATCAGCAAGTTTAAGCGGGTCTTTCGCTATTATGCTTGCACTGCCTGCGCTAACGTCTAAAGTCTCTAACACAAAATGGTAAGTGTCTGCATTAACTAAGTCAACCGCGCCATTTGATAAGTATGCACTGATAAGCCTGGTTGGTGAATTTTGATAGAATTGGTTGCGTACCCTAAACTTGCCCCAATATGTGCCGCGCAAATATGGGTCATAACTGCGTTCTAGCACATATGGGTCTGTGTCTAAGTCGCTTGATGGATGGTCGTTAAATGATAGAGATAAATTAGAGCGTACACCTAAACCACCATCAAGCTGTATTTGCGCTGGGCTAATGCTTACACTGTTTAAGTTTGGCACTGCTTCAAGGCCAACAGGATGAGGACTTAACTGCTCACAATAGCGGTATGTTTTTTTAACCTCGTTGTAAGCGCCTAAAACTTGGCAGCTCGCTAGTGTATTAAAACACTTTGCATCGCCTGTCCGATTAGCTGTACAAGCGCCCACGCCGTAAACAAGAGAGCAGGCAGGCACATCAATTTCAACAATGTATATTTTTTCTTTACTGAATGGTTCGCTCATTTGTCTGCGTACCCCAAAACAGATAAATCAAAGTCGATATATTTTGTTGCGCCACCTCTGTTTGACGGTGTAACATCATTAGTACGCCAAGCATATGCAACCTCATCAGGATACAAATCTGGTCGCCATGCAATGAAAAAAGGATACAAATTTGTACTTTCTATAAACGGCGAGAAGTTTAGTCTGTACCATTCATCCGTTATAAATGACCACTTGTAAGATGTTGCATAGCCTCGCCTGTTTATTGTACGCCCTAACCATTGGCCGTTTTCACTTGCGCTGTCTATGTAATTTACTTTGTTTTGTAAAGTTATCGGAGCATGACCGCCAAATATAGGACGCGGCATTACAAGCGCAAGACCTGCGTATAAAATGCCTATTTCAGCGCTTGCACTGTTTACGGTTAGCCTTATTCTTCTTACGACTAAATCAGACGTTAACAGCACCATGATAGCGTTATTTGTCGCGGGCGTTATAGTTGCCCTGTCAATAAATGCCGCGCTTGTGCTGGCACTGGTGGCGATTGTAACTGTACCATTGACCGCGCCTAAATTGTGAGCGCCTAAACAAATCGCGTTGATTGTTTGGTTTGAGTTAGCGCTTACTATGATACTTTGATTTGAGCCTGTAAGTCTCCATCGCTCATAGGTGTTTGAATTTGCTATCCCTTGCGCGGCAGGTAGTGAAACTATGCCATTGTTAAATAGGTTATCGTATAAAATACGCGCATGTGATAGCGGATAAGGCGGCGCTAGCGGGTCTTTAGGATTTAAAACATTAGGCGCTGCAATATTAGCCGATGCGACACGCGCTAGGTTTTTAGGTGCGCTTATGTCATTAAATTCAATAGGCGTAATAGTACCCGAAGCAGGTAAAACACCTAATACTGCATTATCAACAATTAAAACGCTCATCTATAAAGGCTCTACGTTTGGGATTCTAGGCTTGGCAATTGCACCTATTGCAACAGGTATAGCAATTGAGCCTGCTGATACTCTTGCAAGAGTAACAGGAATGTCAATAGAAGGCGCTGATACCCTCGCTAAGTTTCTAGGTAATGCAACTTCACCACTAGCAACACGCTCAAGGTTAAAAGGCAAAGCAATCGAACCAGCCGCAACCCTTGCAAGGTTAACAGGCAAGGCAATGTCAGTTGCCGATTCCGGCGTTAAAGTAATAGGCACTGCAATGTCACTTGCATCAAGAGCATTAAATACTCTAGGTACGTTAATCGGTACAAAGGTTTCTGGCGCTAAGTTTTTAGGCACTGCCACGCTACCCGCTGAAACTCTATTTAATGCGGTTGGTACTGCAATGCTTGGTACATTGACAGGCGTAACAGTTCCCGCAGGTGGGAAGCCATCTAATACTACATCATCGACTAGGTTTGTCATTTTAAGCCCTTAATTTGTTTAGTTAGGTTATTATAACACTAACCCGCGCCAATCATAACAGGAACACCATCGCCAATCTGTTCGTTAATCTGACCAATCAAACCGCGCACCTGTTCAGCGCTAAAGTTTTGGCCTTGTAAGTTTATGCTAACATTACGCGAAGGTGGTGCAGGCGTTGCTTCTTGTGTTCTTACTGCGGGTTGTCCACCGCTAAACGTACCTGCGCCACCTCCTGCACCACCAATTTGCTGACTTCTTATGCTTGCAATTTGAGCGCCAGTGGCAGCTAATGAAGCGGCGGCGTATGCTGCACCCACGGCAGGGTTACCGCCTGATACTTTTAAACCACCTAGGTACGCTTCAACCGCTGATTCGTAACCTTTTACCACTGCGTTAGCAATGGCAGCCGCTTTACCAATTTTAAATAGCTTTTTACTTTCAGTATTCATTAAGCTAGAAAGATTAGAAAAAAGGTCTCGATTTGCTTTTTCTTTCATATCCTTTTCAAGCTCTGCAATAGCTATACGCTTATCTGCTGCGTCTTTTTCAATCCTATTAATGTTTTCCTCAGCCAATCCTTTTGCAAGCTCTCTTTGTTCTTCTGCGTCTAATAATATTCTTTCTTTTGCGCTTTCAAACCCACCAATTAAAAGAAGCTCTTCTTCGTTTAAAGCCACTAATAATTTTAGCCTTTCTGTTTCTTGCTCATCGATTAGTAGCAACTTGCTTTTACCCAACTGCCTAAGCTGTTCAAGTGAGGAATCATTTACGCCGCTTCTGTCAGGCCCGGCTTTCTCGTCAAGGTCTGCGCTTGGCGTGACCATAATAGGATTATCTAATGTTTCACG